CCAAAGCATCCACATCGCCTTTGCCCGCTTTGATAGCTCCGAAGTATTCAGGCGAAATCTTGTTTAAAGCCTTGAGTATTTCCTCTTTCTGCTTCAGCGTCGTTCCCTCTGCCTTGTACGCCGCAACCAATGTATCCACCTCGCTCTTTTGCCCCTGGATGCTGTCGGCTGCCTGTTTTTGGACGTTCACCAAAGACTGCTGCGCGCGCTCAGTGTCGGTAAGTTGGTTTTGATACTTATTGAAAGCGCTGGCAAAGGCCAAAACCGCCGCAATTACGCCCACAAGGATAAACGCCCGCGTTGCCAGATTCAGGGCATTAAAGGCCGCAATTACTGGTTTGATCGCCCCAACCATTGTCGCCCACCCGCCAACTAATTGCGCTCCGAAGATTTTTAAAGCCCCGTACCCTTTCAGGATCGGCCCCGTTGCAATGGCAATAGCAGCAAGCCCTAAAACTACTTTCTGAATAGGCCCAGGCAATGCGCTAAACCCTTGCGCCAAAGCCAATACCGCGCCACTCACTGATTCTATCGCCCCTGTAACATCAAAAGCCTCATTGATTGCAAAGCCCACCTTTGCGGCACTTTGTTTCAGGCTGTCAATAGCGTTTCCTATGCCGTTTTTGATACCACCTTCAACCCTTGGCAATGTTTCGGCGGCTTTGGTTATTTGGGTCACGAACTCTTTGCCTGTAACCCCCATGTTACGGATTGCCTCCACATTTGCCGTACCAAATGCCTTTTGCATCAATCCAGCCAGGCCGGGCATATTTTCAGACAGTACCGAAATATCCTCCTGTAATACCCGCCCCTTTGAAGTCATTTGGGCGAACTGCTTAGTCACCGCGTCAAGCTCTTCAGCACTGCCGCCGGTGGAAGCAATGGCGTTACCCATTTGAATGAGTACCTGCCGTGCTTCTTCTGCGGCAAATCCTACCCCCTGGAGCCGTACCGACCCCCTGACCGCTTGCTCCACGCCTAAGCCTGGATTCTTTGCGGCCTCTGTCAGTTTGTCTAGTTCCTTCGCCGCCGCGTCTGCCGTCCCTAATTGAGACTTCAAAGCAAGCGTTAAGCTTTCAATATCACCCGCCGCCTTAATAGCCGTTACCCCAAACGCTGCCAATGGCAAGGAAAGGGATAAACTAAGGTCAGTACCAATCTTGGAAAGACGCTGGCCGCTGGAGCGCATTTGCCTCTCAAGATTGGCTAGGCTCTTTTCGTCGAAAAGGAGCCCTACCCGTACATTAAGTTGCTGCGCTGCCATTTTGTGCGAGTTTAGCCTCCATGTATGCTTTGTACACTTCTGGCTGTGTGATTCTTAGTATTTCGTCGGCTTCATCACTGAATGACTGTAATTCTTCTTTTGTCTGCGGTACGAATTGCGGGGCTTCCTGTTCCCAGGGAAACTTGCATACATCTGACGGTTTACGAATCTTGTTTTTGCTGTCTACCGTCTTGTAAATCGTGTAGGACAAAAACCGCGTTTGTTCCCATGAAAGGTGCATTTCGCGTGTCTTTGCTTTCTGCCGTGCCGATAAATAGCGCGGCGTACTTTCCCAAAATTCGCGTTCCGTCATTCCGCAATAAGCTCCTAACTCAATCAGGTTTTGCCAGTCTAAGCCTGCCCCTGTATAGCTTTCAGGGGCTTCATCTTTTTTTCTGGTTCGCCCTCCTGTGCTGGCTCAAATGATGCTGAAAACATTTCAGCGGCTTGTTGTAGCGTCTTCATGTCGCTTCCAATCCAAACTGCAACATCCTCTAACGTGTAGTTTATTGGCTGCTTGACAAACCATGACCCAGCGCATAATCCAGCATATAGCAAGTTAAGCATTAAGGTAACCGAAGCAGTTCCGTTTTGCATTGCGGCGAAGTCTACTATAGAGTTTCGTCCGGTGCGTTGCTCATATTGAAGTAATGCTTCCATAGCAAACCGCACCGGACGTTCTTCGCCTCCTAAATTTAAGTATTGTGTCATTTTGTGTTGTCGGGTAAAGGTGTTTTTACGAAATCACTGCCATAGCAAGTGCGCCGGTGCCTTGAAGTTCGAAATCATAGGTCACGGCCTCATCATTGCCAGAGCTATTCAGTGTCCAGCTTGAAATATAAGCGGTGCCGCTCCATTTGGTGTCTCCGGTGGCTGCCGTTTGGAATACGATTGCAACCGATGCCTGAGAATCCCACTTTGCAAAAATGCCCGTAGATGCGGTGTTGAAACCGAGGGTAGCGTCGTCTGCGAAATTCGCCGACCCGCTTGCTGTCCAAGACTTTGTACCAGGAAGGAAAGCGGCATTTGCGCCTGAATCCTTGCAAGTGGTCTCGAACATATTGGTAGAACCTGCCAGGCTTACATCGACCTGACAAGTAAATGCCGTTGCACCTGCGTACAACTTCATGTTTTTAGCTAAAACTGTTCCTGTGGTCTGCGCCATAGCGTTTTATTTATTTGTGTTTGTTATTTGTTTGTTTTGCCAAAAATGCCCGCCTTTTGCGCTGCATCTGGTACACATTCAACCGATGGGGCAAATTCAGGCGCTTGCCTGCGTGAACGGGCCTCCTGATCGACTTCTATACACACGCCTGCTTTGATACGGCGGGCGGCTTCAGCGTCGGTGTGTTCTGCAACCCATCCGGGGCAAAAGGTGTCGCCGTATTCGTCTGTAAAGACTTTCGTGTATTTTACTTTCATCTTTTACCAAATAGTGAACTAATCCAGTATTTTTGAACAAGCCTGCTAATCCTTGCAACCGAATCGGAAAGCACCGACGTTTTAACTGCGTTTGTGCCTCTTTCTACAAATTGCTGCGCGTTTTGGTTTATCGTTCCATCATTGACAAAGTGCGCGTAATACCCATCAACCGACCCGCCTAATTTTACGCCCACATACACCCCCGTCTTTGCCCGTCTAAAATTCAAAACCCTGTAAGACCGCTTCAAATTTCCAGGCTTGTATGTTACTCTTTGACCACCGCCGCTTTCCCTTGTATGCGATCTTTTGCCTCTTGGTGCTGCCGATTTGATTGACTGCATCAATGGCTTTGCCGCCATTGCAAGCTCTTTTTTTACGTCCTTTGTAATAGCGGGCGAAATGCCACGGATGGCGCTTATAACCCTATTCAAATCCGCTTGCAACTGCGCGTCCATTAGTTCTTTGTAGTTAGCTGGTAAGTAGCCTGCCGACCCAACAAAAGCCGATCTTCGGAAAACACATCCTCACTGCCCAGGTACTTGCAAGTCTCACAAGTCACACTCCCTGCCGTTGCACTCACAAAGTCTATTGCCGCCCGTACCGCCGCGTCTATCGCATCCAAGGAGGTGTAAGCATCCTGCCCAAACTGAATATCTGCCCAATAGGTAAATGATACTGTTGCCTGATCGTGGTACGGCCCTCTGTCCTTCATATTCGCATCTAAAGGCCGGTTTGATACGCTGTAAACGATTGCCGGATACGCGACCTCTTGCGGCATGATAACGGGGTAAATTCTGGTTGATACCAGAGCCGTGACCCCCGCCGTAGCCGTCAATTTTGCGTATATGTAGTTACCTGCTTTCATTTATGCCACTGATTCACAAGTGAACTTTTCAAATTTCCTACGACCTAAAACCTCCTTAAAAAGAATATCAAAGTAGGTTGTTCCGCTTCCATCAACATCGTATCCAAAGCGCATTTTCTCTGTGATCGTGCCACGGTATCGAATCGTAACTTTAATTCGATAGCGTGACATACTTTGATCGCCTACATACGCTTCATCATTGCCCGTCAATGAATAGTCAACCATTGCCCAGTCCGTCCAAACATCGGCCCAAGTGTCAATAGCTCCCCCGCTTGCGCTTCGTGTCGTTGTGCAACTTTGCAGCGTTACCCGCTTGTCTAAGCTGGAAATGCTCGGTAGTTGCTGGTTTAGATTGGTAGTGCTGTTCATATCAGATTCACCCGACTGATTGCTAAAAGAGTGTAAGCAGACCGCGCAAATGGGTTTGAACTGCCCTTGCCAATCGGAATATCCTCCCTATTCTCATACATCATGGCTACCTGTAAAAGCATAGCCGTTTTGATATTCGCATCCACCGCCAAAGCCGTAGCATTGCCCGCCGTGTAGGTCACTTTCCAGACGTTTGGCCGCTCATATAGTGCCGATGTTGCTGGAAGTGATACCGACGGCTTTACGCATACCCGATTATTAAACAGGTCTGCCGTGTAGTTGCCTGAATCCCACGTTTGATACGTCCCGTTGGTATCCAGGTACTTCACACTACTAACAGCTAACAACGGCGAAATAGTCAGGTCGAAAGTGAGTGATTCCGGCATCCAATCCCATACCTGTTCAATGGTTTGTGTAATCAATGCCTGGCCCGTTCCTTTTTCAGCCCAACTCCTAGCCGATGCAATAAGCGCCCGTATTAGGTTGTCATCATCCACTACGTCAGGATGCACCTTTAGCCAATCCTTTGCGTCTGCAAGGGTGATTGGTTCAAAAGTGGGCTGTGTAGTGACTTTATACATCGCGTTTTTCTGTTGGGCGTTTTACTAGTGCGTTTTCTTTAGGTTTAGCGGGCGAATCGTCTGGAATTTCAGCAAAGCCCCCAGAAATCAATCTGTTGGCTAGTTCGCTTGGTACGTCCACGACCCGCCCGCTAATTTTTAGCCTAATTTTCATTTACGATTGCAAAAGGTATTTGATAGCGTTGGTGTTCACGATCTTACCGTCAAAGCGCAGCCAGCCCATGAAGCCGACGGCACGTTCAGCCCAATAAAGCTGTTCGTTACGACCCAATGAGATGCCACCAATACGGCGAATCTTGTACTTGTCGAAGTCTCCGAAATAGATGTGCTTGGTAGCTGTAACAGGCAAGCCCGTTGCACCAGTTACCGCTGGCAGATCGTTGTTGGTGAACACAGGCAGACCGAGCAAGCGATCAGGCTCGCCGGCGGTCAATGACGGTACAAAAAGCTGCACCGTGTCACTGTTTCCAAGGTCAAGACCGCGCAGGTATCCAAGTACGGAATAGTGCATCATCCAACCGACCTTTGGTCCCTGGCTGTATGCTTTATCAACCGAGTGGCGAACGCGCAAAAGCTCTGCCTTTGTGATCGCTGTTGCGCCTGCGGTGGTGAGGGCTGAGCTAGTCACACAGGTTGTCAAGCCGTAAGGCTGTGAGGTTCCCGTGCCAGTGGTAAGCAGCGTGTTCATGGCTGCACCCATACGACGGGGCAACAAGTCGCCCAAAACCGTTTGGAGCAAGCCAACACGGTTGTCGTTCAAAAGCTCCTCGCCAATTTTGATAATCTTACTGTCCACGGTGTACTCACCAAAAGCGATATTGCCAATGGCCAGGTCGCTGACAGTGGTAGCTACGCCTTGAGCAATGATAGCGCCGGTGGTAGCCGTGTCGTCAAGGCTTGGATAGTTCAGCGTGCCGCCAATGTCGTCCTGCAGAATACCGCAAGCATCGAGCATGCCGCCGTACCACTTCATTTGAACCTCCATTGTGTTGGAGAACGATGTAGGGATGGTAAAGCCACCAAGGGAGTTTGTGGTGCCGATCTGCGTGGACGTACCGCGCGTTTCGAGCATCCGGCGTTCGCTTTCTGCAACCTCCGCACCGCGTTGGCTAGCCGCCCAGCGCCAAAAAGAATCGTCGTATGTGACGTTTGCCTTTTGGGTGGTGTTTGTGTTGGTGGTTGTACGCATTTGCGCTTCCATTTCGGCGGCTTGTCTGGCTTCCTCTTTGTTGGCAGCATCACGCGCTTGCATGTTTACGATTTCGCCCGTAATGCGTTCAAATTCGGCACTAGCTTTGCGGGCTGCCGCCTCTGTCACAGGGTCGGTAAACTTACCGTCTGTGCGCTTACCGCGCAGGTCTTGCAATTCAGCCCAGACCTTTGCGCGCTCTTGTAACATTTGAACTTCGTTCATGTGTTTGCTTGTTTAAATTGATAAAAGCAGCATTTGGAACGCCTCTTCCGCGTCTGAATCTGCATTGATTTCCTGTTCTGTCTCTGGTACGATTTCAGGCGTGTCAAGGGCTTCCAAAGCCTCTAGTGAACGCGCTGAAATGCTTGTATCTGGATAGGCTGGCTCTGATACCGGCCCCATTTCGTACACCCCGTTAAATTGCACGACCTCACGGAATGCCCGCCCGTCTTTCATGCTCCATTTGTCCCCATCGCTGCGAATGTCGAATTGGAATGAACTGCCGGGAGTGTCACCCCTGCGCACTGATTCTAGTACGTCGTGGCCTGTCGGTGCATTTGGCAAATCAACCTCATACCACACGCCAACACTGTCTACGCCCGTCCGCATCGTTCCGCTGGCCGTAGTTCCAAGTAGCCTTTCGCTGCGGTGGTTGTGCATAGAAAGAATGTTGTCCATGCTGATCCCGCGTACCGCTTCAGGCCGGATCACCTCACGGAAAACCCGACCGTTCGCCCGTAGGTCTACGCTTTCTTTGTTGAATACGATACCGTACCCGCGAATAGTGCGCGTTTCCTCATTGGTCACACGCGCCCGCGTTTCAGGGCTTACCGATGTCCGGCGCTCCATGCTATGTTGGTTCTGGCTCATTTTCAATATCTTGTTTAGCTGCTGGATCGGTGTCATCTTCCACCTCCATTTCAGGTTTTTTTGTATCCGTTCCGGCGGGGGTGTTTATATCAATACTGCCGTCCTCATTTACCGGCGTTACGCCCGCTTGAGCGTATGGAAGGTTGCCCCATTCCACCTTATTCAGATCATTCAACACGCGTACATCATTGATCGTGTACACCATGTTTTTCAGCATCTTATCTTCATACTCACCCCGGCTTTTCATGTCGCCGCGCATCAAATTGGAAAGGTCGAATCTGTGGAATACCGACCCGCTTGTCTTTTCGTCGCCGGTCAATAGCTTTACATCATGCTCAGCCTCCCATTGCTGCGCCCACGGTGTTAGGCAATACTTTACAAACCCGTTATCCATCATTTCAATGTTATTGAAAGTGGAACGGTCTAGCACGTTTACCATGTGGGCGGGTACTCCGAAAATGCGGCATGATTCGTAAGCCTGGAACATACGCGTATCGTTCAACATAGCCTCCTGCGGGTTTAGGCCAATCTTGTTGAACCTACTACCCGCATCCAGTAGCATGGTGCCGCCTACGTTGTTGATACCGGCGTGTTTCTGCCTGATCTTGCTTTCCATTAATTCCCGTTGCTGTGGGGAAAGCGGGCCGGGGTATTCAATCACTGAATACCCCGGCCCGCTTTCCCCACAGCAACGGGAATTAATGGAAAGCAAGATCAGGCAGAAACAC